CAGATGTTCGATTTCTTTGAGCCATTTGTAGAAGCTGGGTCGCTTCACATTCATACCGCCGGATCATTGTTCGATGGTCAAAAAGTATGGACAATGGCGACACCTAATGAGGGTTTCACGCTAGACGGTGACGATACTGTAGTCTCAAATCTTGTGTTTACGTTAGACCATCGCGGTATCGGCGCAAACTCTTGCATGTTCACGCCGATTAGAGTGGTCTGCAATAATACGTGGACCCTAGCCCGCGATACTGCGAAAGAGATCATCAAACACAATCACAAGGTTCCGTTTGATAGCGATGCTATGGTGACGGCGCTCGGTCTCTTTCAAAAGGAGTTTAGCCAATTTGAGAAGCTTGCGAAGAAGATGGCGAAGCGTGTCTTGACTGGCGAAGAGGAGATCGAATACTTCCGTACTGTTTTCGGCGGTAAGGAAAAGACCGACGATAGCGGAAAGGTTATACACTCTCGGGCCGTGCAAAAAGCCATTGCGCTCGCTCGCGGTAAAGATATCTCGGCCAAGTCCACAAGTGACGCTAAGCTGAAGAAAGACAGATTGGCCGCATTGGAAAGACTGATGCAGGAAGCTGTGGAGACTGGCAACACAACCATCGACCTATCGAACGTCGAGACGGTCATTGAAGAGCCCGCAGCGACAGGCGAAAAGCCGATTAATGCTGGACACGATCTCAAATCGGCACGGGCCGACGACAACGCGATCACCGTCTGGGGAGCGTTTCAGACTGTGACGAACATCGTGGACCATAACCCGATTAAGGATACCGGGCGCGATCGGCGGTTCGATGTGGCGCTGTATGGTGGACAGCGGGACAATAAGGCGAAGGCTCTTGATGCAGCCCGCGAATTGATTGCCGCGTAGGTGATTATAAATCTCATCTTTTTAGCCGTGCGACTAGTGGTCATAACTTGTGCTATTTGTTTTCTGCTAGTCATTTTTAACATCTAACAAAACACAAGGGGCGGGCCCTAACAGCTCGCCCCGGAAAGGTTTAAAGCAATGGAGCTAAGTTTGGCAGTTTTGGCGTTACATGGTCTTCTCTGTTTAATAGGCCTCGCAATTTATGTTGCGGACGCTTCGGAGATGTGGTTATATTAATCATCGTTAAACACACAACAGACTGAAACGAGGAAAAACAAATGGCTAAAGAATACTACGAAATCGCAGACCTGAAGAAGTCACCCTATTATAGCTCTAGCACGGTAGGCCGTGACGTTACGCTATCGACGCCTTCGATCTCGATCCGCAATGCAGCGGGTGTTTACGTTGAGCCGTTCGACAAGGAACGCAATTACAATATGCGGACGGTTAAGGTCGTTGACCCATCCGGCATGGTGCTTTTTGAGATGACAATGCACGCTGCGGCACGAATTGAGACAGGCGACGACGACTAGACACAATAAAGTTTCCTCCCCCAAACTTAGCCCCTTGCGGTTTAATCGCTGCAAGGGGTTCTTTTTTGTGTTCAACATGAATAATTTACTAATTAATCAGCAAGGCATTGTGCGGCATAGTCTATTGCGCTTTTCGCTGTGCGTTGAATTGTGCGCCATGCCCCCCTCGACAATGCTTCTATTTTGTCAAATAGGAGAAGCCTTTTCCGTGCAGCCGCGCACTTATGCATGTGTTAGCGACAAGACTGTGCAGGATCTTCCCGACAAGACTAAACAGCGAAAACATCGGCGAGGTTATCATGTCAAAAACATAGAAAAAAATAGCGACACGGGCGCGCATGGGCCACCGCCCTACCATACATGTGTATATACCCATAGACGAATTTTATTTTATTTTTAGTATGTGAATCATTCGACTACATAGCCCTATGAACTATGTGAATCATTTGTCTATACGATCTCTTAGTATCCTATAGATATCCTTTTGCCCAACGGAGTATCTCCTATTATACACCTAGATTTGCAAGTTGTCAAGAAAAAATTTACAGAATACAAAAAAAGTGTTGACAACATAGCTAACAGCCTGTATAATAGTATATAGTGGTGCTATTTGTATGTTCACACTTTGCCGACCTCTTGTATATATACAAAGTACGTGACGGAACACTCAGCACCCTCTACTTATCTTTGCGCCACAACGGGCAAAGAAAATACAAAAAGGAGATATAATTATGCCTAACTTTTCTTTAGACGAACTTCTCGGTTCTCGTTACTTTAACCAAGCTATCGGATTCGATCCGTTTTTTAAAACAATCGATTCTGTATTATTAAATTCATCAACGCCAAGCTATCCGCCGCATGACATTGTAAATCAAAAAGACGGCTCGCACGCTATCGTTCTTGCACTTGCTGGGTTTAACAAAGAGGACTTAGACGTATCAGTAAAAGGACAAACGTTGACTGTATCCAGTGACGTACACAACGAAACAAGTGACGACGATGATGTGTTACAGTACAATCATCGTGGCATCGCAAAGCGTAACTTTAAAAAAGTTTTTGCGCTCGGTCGCCACATAGAAGTAGAAAATGTAATATTTAAAAATGGTCTTCTGACCGTGCATCTCAAAGAATCTGTACCAGAATCAGAAAAGCTGCGTTCACTCAGCATTATGTCTGACTAGACATGAAAAGTATTGTAGCAGCTTTAATCTTTTGTATTTTTTCTTTAGGTGCGTGTAATCACACAAAACCAACAAACGACATAGGCACGGTGCGTGTAAACAGCGTGCCGTCAGAAAAAACAGTGTTGTTAAGTTTTGTGTGTAAGCATGAAGAAATAATTATGAAGTTAGCTTACTTTGACAGTCAGTCAAAACAACTAGCTGCACAATACTTTTTTTTAAACTTAATGGCAGAAGAGTGTGTCAAGTTTGACAATCCGTCTAAGTTTGTAATTGACGAGGTTGTAACAGAATACAAAGATTTTGAGAACGACAGTATTGTTGTATTAAAAGTAAAAAAAGAAGACACGGTTGGCTATGTGTTAGTTTTAAAAGATAATTTAGTTAAAGGTGCAATTTAGATATGATGATGAAATCAGAAAAAGATGACATGCCCAAGATGGCTACGAAAAATTATTCGTACGGTGGGCGTGTAGCTGCTGGTTCGATGGAGAAGCCAGAGATGCAAGAAGGTGGTATGGTGATGAAGCCTCGCGAGCCATACACGACAAAAGAAGAAGAGCAAAAGCGTAAAGAAGAAGCCATGTCGTTTATGCCGTCCATTATGAAAAGAATGATGGGTTAATTATGGCAAAAGAATTAGATGTACCTCCAGCGCCAGACAGAAAACGCGCAAGACGGAATTTGCAGGGTGAACCTAGAGACCCTGTTGCAGGGCTTGGAAAAGCTTTGAAGGTATTTGGTTACGATCTTCCAAAAGATATTTATGAAAGAATTACTAAAACTGGCAGATATGCTCCGAAACCAAAACCAAAAAATACAAGATCGCCAAATCAACCCCCTATGCCTTATCGCAAAAATTATTCAAATACAACTAGAAAAGCAAAGTATACAGATTAATGTCCGGTAAAGCAGTAGCAGGAACCGCCTTTCGCACAGACCCTAGCCGCAAGCTGACAGAAAAGCAAGCGGCATTCTTGGATGCGCTATTCGAGAACGGTGGTCGTGTCGGAGAGGCCATGAAGACAGCGGGATACAATTCGTCCCGCTCAAGTCTTATGAAGTCTCTGCGTGAAGAGATTGCTGCAAGGACCAAAGATTATTTAGCCGTGAATGGCGTAAAAGCTGCGACACGTATCGTAGAGGGTTTGGACGCTGATGGCACAACTCCGCTGAACCAGATGGACATGCGAATGAAAGCTGCTGAGTCCATTCTAGATCGTATCGGAGTTTCAAAAAAGCAAACCACAGAAGTTACGGGGCAGGTTGTTCACGGTGTTGTATTACTCCCTGCTAAAAAAGAAATTGATAAAACTATTACAATAGATGGGGAGGTATAATACCTATGAAAGAATTTACTGAAACAAGAGATATGGTGACATCAGGTGTCGAATCTCTCAATGCTATGGAAGCACTTGCTATCATGCAAGAGCCTAATCCAAAACCTTAGACATGGCAAAAAAACGAGTAAAACAACTAAGAGAAACAGAAAAAGGAAGAAAAGCTCTAGAAGATGCAAGAAAAAATTTAGGACTTGACGTAAAAGCAGGTATGATGGACGGCGGCATGGTTATGCCAAAGAAAAAGAAGAAAGCAAAAGCTAAAAAGATGATGGGTGGCGGTAAAGTCTATGCCCGTGGGTCTAGAAAGGCTAATTACAATGGCTAGACGAGGTTTGTATGCCAATATCGCTGCAAAAAGACGTAGAATAAAGGCAGGTTCAGGCGAAAAGATGAGAAAAGTGGGTGCAAAAGGCGCTCCAACCAGTGGTCAATTTAAAAGAGCCGCGCAAACAGCGCGTAAAAGGCGTAAATAATCATGAGAAATAAAAAACTTAGCCGAAAACAGCGTAAAATTGCAAGCGCAGCACCGCCTCGTAACAAAATTACGGGTGCAGACTTCAAAAAACTAAAGAAACGAAAGAAAAAACGAGCATAAAATGGCACAAAAGGCAATTCCTCGCACAAAAAAGAACTATCGTCCTACTAAAAAGGGTGCAGGAATGACACGCGCTGGCGTAGCAGCGCATCGTAGAGCAAATCCGGGGAGTAAACTCAAAACGGCAGTGACTGGAAAGGTCAAGCCGGGGAGCAAGGCGGCAAAACGGCGTAAATCGTACTGTGCTAGAAGTTTAGGACAGCTAAAACGCTCTTCTGCCAAGACACGAAACAATCCCAATTCGAGAATACGCCAAGCAAGAAGGCGCTGGAAATGCTAACAAAGGAGAAGTGCTATTTCTTACCTCATAAGCAACATTCCTCATTTCAAATGTTGGATACGAAAAGAGTTTACGCATAATCATTACGAAGAATATCACGGAGAGCTACTACACGCTCTTGTTATCGCAGTAAATACAATTCCAGACCGTTGTCTTAGTTTTCAGGTTGTGTTTACAGGCATAGATGAAGAAGAAAATATACACGGCGGTGCAATGTGGGCAAGAATGCCCATTACAGCCCTAATTGCAGATGAGGGCTTAGACGAAGTACCAGAGCGAATGGATACACACCTAGCCCAGCCGTGGGACTGTTCATCTCGAAACCATAGCATCATCGTTATGGACAGAATTAGTTCAAGTCCGTGGATTTGTAAAATAGGTGGAGATTTCTACAAAGGACGCTATATGTTTACTGTAGATTACACTGACAGCTACATTAGCGACGATCCTGCACAACACAAACAAAGCCACGTACTACAGCTTATCGACGCTGACAAATGGACAGGCAACATCGTTGCACTGCCAAATAACAGAGTACGAGTTACGAACCCAGCTTTGTGGGTCACTGGAGAGGGAGCGCCTGATTTTGCACCTAGCCAGTACATACATTCATCAGAAATACACGATAGTTACACAGACCCTGATATTACTTTTGACAACTTATATAAGGAATAAACAAATGCCACGCCATACCAAAAAAACTAAATACATGTCGAAAGGCGGCATGATGAAGAAGACCAAATATGCTTCTAAAAAGAAACCTGCTGCAAAACGTAAAAAGCGTGCATAAATGCCTACGCGACGTAAAAAGCCAGCAACTAAATCTAAGTCTAGAGTAAATGAGGCTGGAAACTATACAAAGCCCGCTATGCGAAAACGCCTATTCAATCAAATTAAGGCGGGTGGAAAAGGCGGCAAGCCCGGACAGTGGAGCGCACGAAAGGCACAGATGCTGGCAAAAAGGTACAAAGCGTCCGGTGGTGGGTATCGCGGATAATGGCCTTAAAAAAGTCACAGAGAAGCCTCAAGTCGTGGGGCAAACAGAAATGGAGAACGAAATCTGGCAAGCCCTCTACGCAAGGCCCAAAGGCAACCGGAGAAAGATACCTACCCTCCGCAGCTATTCGTTCTCTATCCTCGTCTGAGTACGCAGCTACGACACGCAAAAA